AGATAGCTTTCCTTTTACTATTTTCATTCTGCACCTCTCTAAAATAATTCTTTAATTTCTTCTACCAAGTCTTTCAACACACCTAAAAACCATAAGGCCTTATACTTTATAACATTAATAATATTAGCTTTTCTGAACTTTTCATTTTTCATTATTAGCCTCCATTTTTTGATATGCTTCCATTATTGCTACTACATCTTTTAGTTTTGCAGTAGCAGGGAATGGTATTATTTTTATCAATCTTAAAAATTCATTTCTATGTATTCCCATTTTTCCCCTCCTTTAATATTTAATTCCTTTCTTTGTTTCTTTCTTGATTTTCTCCTAATAAAAAGATATAATTTTATAAAATATTTTTAGAAAGGAAAACTATCATGAAACTAGAACTAATATTGAGTATTGTTGGTGTTATAACAGGTTCATTAGCTTTAGCTATTGATTTCTTTAATTACAAATTTTATTTGCCAAAATTAATTATTAAGCCATTAAGAAATTCTTATATAATAAATTCTAAAGATATTCCAAATCTTGCATTTAACACTACTAAAATAGCAGTTATCTCAGTTAAAATCAGTAATTCTTCTGCTCATCCCATAACTATCGATGAAGTTTATGTAGATAATTCACCAAAAAATAAACATTACAACGACTTAAAATTTAAAGTTCCTCAAATAATGATTAGTGAAGAAGAAAATTCTAAAACCTTTACCTCTCTATCTCCTGAAAATATTGCTACTATTCCATTAAGAATTGAACCTTTTGATTCTCAATATGTTAGTTTTCGTCTTCCTTTTTTTAATAATACTAATCCTTCTTTTAAACTTGTTTTAGTAACTCCAAGAAAGAATTATTCTGTGAAGGTAAAGTTATTAGAATACCATGAACTAATTCAGTCTTCTCGTCATAAACATCAAGAAGAATAGTTATTTTTTTGATTTTTTGATTCTCAGTTATAAATTTTTTATTAATAATTTCTACTATTTCTTTCATACTCCTCCTTTATTTTGTAGAATTATTTTCTACTAATTAGACAAAAAAATTTCTTTTATTTTTTTTAAATCTTTTTCCCAATTTAAACCTAAAACTTCAATTAATATCTTAACTTCAGATAACTTAAAATCGAATCTTCCATCAATTTTTCTTTGAAGACTTTGAGCTGATTTTAGTCCTAATTGCTTTGCAATAAAAGTATATTTTAATCCACTATTATCAATAAATTCTCTTAACTTTTTATGATTTACTGGATTTATACTTTTATTTTTATTAACCATAGTTTCACCTCCTTTATTTTGTAGAATTATTTTCCACAAATCAATAATAACATCTCTTTTTTATTTTGTCAACTTTTTTTCTACATTTTTTTAAAATTTTTTGTATTTTTAGTTGATTTTTTTTCTACTAATTGTTATAATTCAAGCATAAAAGAATTATAAAATTATTTAATAAAGGGAGGATTTTTATGAATACTGCAGATATCATAAAAAAAAGAAGAGAAGAACTAAAATTGTCTCAAGATGAACTAGCAACTAAATTAGGATATAAATCAAGGTCTTCTATTAATAAAATAGAATTAGGATTATCTGATATTCCTTTTTCTAAAATTCCTCTTTTCGCTAAGGCTTTGGAAATAGAACCTGAAGTATTAATGGGTTGGGAAGAAGAAAAAGAAAAAGACATCTTCTCTCAATTAACAGCTGAAGAACTAGCAAAATTAGAAAAATTTAAAAATATGTCAACAGTAATGTTTATGAATGAAGGAAACGATATTTCTGATGAAGACAAAGAAACTTTAGCAATAGCTTATGCTGAAGTGTTAATTTCTCAAAGGAAAAAGTGATGTATAATGACTTTAAAACATGTTATAGATACTGCTAAAAGATTACTTGATGAATATGAGAATATCTATAATTTAATAAAAGATAAAGGGATTGTATTGAAATATGTAGATTTAGACAGTAGTATTAAGGGTTTATCATGTGAAAATATTATTTTTATCAATTCAAATATTTCAGATTTTGAAAAAGAATTTGTTATAGCTCACGAGGTTGGGCATTATGAACTTCATGATGACACAATAAGGCAATTTAGTAAGATTGAAGCATTTAAAGGATCAAGAGAAGAAACACAGGCTAATTTATTTGCTACTGTATTTTTACAGGCTAATTATAAAGATTGTGATAATGATGATGAAATACAAAAAATAATTAATTATGTTTGGTGTAATTATTTAAATTTATATAAATAAAAAAAGGGAGAAATTTTATGAAGAAAAACTATTTACATTATTCATTTTAGATTGAAGTAAACAAATATAAAATATTTTAGAATATTTTAGACTTTATTTTAATATTGTTATATAATACAAAATGTAGATATAGAATATTTTAAAATATTTTGAAAGGAGAGAAGATGGAAAATAATTTAAAAAAAATTAGAAAAAAATTAAATATGACACAAAAAGATTTTGCAAAAATTTTAAAAACTAGCCAAAGTCAAATTTCTTTATATGAAAAAGGAATTAAAACTATTCCTGAAAACCTTAAAAATTATATTAATTCTCTTCTTTCTAAAAAAGAAATTAATGAATTTGAAAAAGAAGTATTAGAAACTTATGAAATGATGAGAAATGAAAATAATATTTTTTCTAAAATAGCATCTATAAATAGAGTCTTAATAGATTTCAACAAAGAATTAGAGGGAAAAATGTTAATACTTGATACATTAATAACAGATGATACTAATGTAAAAAATAAAATAAAAAATCCAATAAAAACAACATTAAAAAATTTAAAAAAATATCAAAAACATTTAGAAGAAATATTAGATGATAGCTTAATTTTAAAAATAGAAGAAGGAGAAGATGAAGATGGATCTATCTAATTTTTACGGAACTAAGCCTTTAGATTTTTTTACATATGAACAAAAAAGAAGTTGTATTTTAATGTGGGTTGCTTTAAATATGAAATTAAAATTAAAAGAATATAATTTACCTAATGCTCCAACAGGTTATTCTACAAGATTATGGGGAATTGGTAGAGGTAAAGAATATACAAGAAATTTTATGGAAAATAGAGTTAAGGAAAATATTAGATTAAATGCCTTAGGAGCAGAAGATGAAGAGTCTTTAAAAGAAATTATGAAAGATTTATCTACAAATATTGTAGAGCATTCTCTAATTGTTTGTGAGGATTTAATAGGAGCTGCTAGAAAAGCTAAAACTGAATCTGTTAGAGAAAAATATTACAAAGCTGTTAATAATTCTGATTATTTAAGAGTAGTTTTTATTATTTCAGTATCTAATTATGCTAAAGAATTGATAGCACTCGGTTTTGATATTAACCATGTTTTCTTAAAATTAAGATTAGAAACAATGGATATATTTAAAAAAGAATTAAGTGATATTTGGATAGAATATGCTGAAAGTAATAAAAATGAAAATGATTATTTAGATGCAGTTACAAGGACTGAAGAAATATTTAAAATGTATGAAAAGAAAACTGTTGTTAGTACTGATGATTTAGATAAACTGGCAGATGAAAAACTAGTTTATAATTTAATGGGAAAAGATAATGTTGATAATTTAATTGAAATTATTATAGATGGATTAAGACAAAGAATTACTGGGGAAATTAGACTTTTTAGTCCAAATAGTTATTAAAATAAAAAAATACCCCAGCGGTGATATTCGTAGTATCACTGCAGAGGCTAAAAAAATAAACTACATACATTTTAAATAAATAATAAAAGAATTAAAATTTTACATTATACTGAGTTAAATAAAAAAGTTGACAAATTAAAAATAATATTTTATACTACTTGTAATAAGATGACTTGGCTATAGGGAGTTTTTCTCCTTGGCTATCAGGAAGCTCATTACATTAGGTAGTGGGCTTCTTTTAATTCAATGGAGGAAATATGAAATATGATAAACCTTTTTTAGCCTATGACGAGAGAATAGAGAAACTAAAAGATGATTATAATTTAAATATAACTAATAAAAGAATATTAGAAAAAGAGTTTCTAAAAACAGTTTCTTATTATGATTTAATTAATGGATATAAAGATTGCTTTATGATAGATGGAAAATTTCAAAATGAAAATATATTAACTTTATTTAGTTTTAGCTATTTAGATAAAAGATTTCAAAATATTTTATTTATGTATAGTATTTATGTTGAAAATATTTTTAAAACTAAAATCTCAAATTTAATAGCAAAAAATAAAGGTGTAGAATATGGGCAATATTTAGATATTAATAAATATACAGTTTCTAATCCAAAGAGAAAGAATAAATTATTAAAAACATTAAGTGATATAATTGCTATTCATTCAGGTACATCTGATTATGATGATAATCCAACTAAATATTATAGAAAAAATCATAATCATATTCCACCTTGGATTTTATTTAAAAATGTTAAGTTCACTACTGTAATAGATTTATTTTCTTTTTTAAATAAAAATGAAAAACTTGAAATTATTAATGAGTATCCTGCATTTAATAGCAGTAGAATTAGTAATGATGAAAAATTAGAAATGTTTAAAAATATGCTATCTATAGTTAGAAAATTTAGAAATAAAATTGCTCATAATTATAAATTTGTTGGAGAAACTCTTGATAAAAATTCTATCCATTTAGTAAATTTAATTAAAATAGATCCTTTTGGGATAATAAAAAAGAAAGATATCAAAATTAGGCGAGGAGCTTCAGATGTATTTAGTATGTACATTTCAATTTTATTTTTATTAGGGACAAGTTTTTTGAATATCTTATTTTTAACAGAAACATTAAATTTTAAAAGTATTATCAATATTAGCAATTTATCAAATCAAATAAAAAAATATTTTTATAATTGTAATTTCCCAGATGATTTTTTTCAAAGAATAGAAGCTATTATTACCAAAGAAAAGAAAATTATAGATACAATATTGCAAAAATAAAAAAGCCCCTCAGTTGCTACCAACAACTAAAAGGCTCAAGAGTGTGGTACTCTTCTACATCTTATCAATTCAGATTATAACACACTCTTGCTTTTTATGCAATTTGAAAGGAGTGTGATTTTGTATGGCAGGTAGAAAAGCCAATGGAGAAGGTACTATCTCTGTTGTTACTAGAAATGGCAAGACTTACTATAAAGCTAATATTACAGTAGGCTGGGATAGTAATGGTAAACAGATTAGAAAAAGTTTTGGTAGTTATAAAAAGTCAGTAGTATTGGATAAAATGAATACTGCTAAATATCAAGCTAAAACTAATTCTCTTTCAAATTCTGATATCACTTTTGGTAAATTATTTGAAAATTGGATCTTTAATTTTAAAAAAGTAGAAGTTAGCTCTAATACTTTTTATGAATATGAAACAAGTTATAGATTAAGAATTATGCCATATTCTATTGCCAGAAAAAAAGCTAATCAAATAACATTAAATGATTTACAAAAATATTTTAATGAGCTTCAGGAAAATTTTACAATAAACACTATTAAAAAAACCTATATCCAGATCCACTCTTGTATAAAATTCGCTTTAATACAGGGAATAATGATGAAAGATTATTGCCCTGGTGTTACTTTACAAAAATTAGTTAAAAAAGAAAGTGTAAATGTCTTTTCTAAAGAAGAACAAGAGTTAGTCATTAAAAGTCTTGATACAAGGAATATAGTTGATACCCTAATTTACTTTACATTTTATACAGGTCTAAGACTTGGAGAAGTTTTAGGACTACAATGGGGCGATATAAAAGGGAATATGGTTAGCATTACAAGACAGTATAGAAGAAATTTTGAAGTTGAAAAAGTGAATGATAGAAAATTAACATATAAATTTAAAGAATTAAAAACAAAAAATAGTGCAAGAGAAATTCCTTTACCAGATAAAGTTTTAAAAATGTTAGAAACCTTACCCAAGGATCACGATTTAATTTTTTCTGATAATGGGAAACCTATTGAACCAAAAAGACCTCAAAGAAGAATTACTGCTCTTTGTAAAAAATTAAATATCCCTCATAGAAGTTTCCACTCAATAAGACATAGCTATGCAACTAGATTATTTGAGTTAGAAATTCCTATCAAAACAGTCCAAGTGCTACTAGGACATTCTGACATAGCTACTACTATGGATATTTATACTCATGTTATGAAAGAGAAGAAATTAGAAGTGTTAGACAAGTTAAATAACTTATAAAAAATAAGAGATTCTTAATTGAATCTCTTTTTATTTTGTCTGTTGTTTGTCTGTTGTAATTTTTATATTTTATAGAATTTTGTAAAAGTTTATTAATCTTTCAACAGTTTCAACCTATCATTTTAAGTGACTTTAAAAGTTTATAAAACTTTACTAAAATATATGGTGCCTGAGGCGGGACTTGA